CATCGAGAACCATTTCTAATGCTTCTTCATTTGTACTAACACCAACTTCCATAGCATCAGAACCAATATAATCCCATGTTTGATCAATGGCCGTTTGTATTTTTTTGATGAGTGCTTTATCTAGCTTATATTCTTCTTCATTTAGATTTCCGTAGCTTACCCATTCGTTAAGTAGCGTTCTTGTATCTGGTAGATGTCCCATTATATTTTCCTTATCTTTTAATTTTTCGCATGATCGAATCAATTTCCTGAGCCGTCATATCTTCAGCCATCATCGATGATTTCATTAATGCATTTCTAAATTTTACTTTTTGTCTAGCATATAGATCATAAGGAGTAATAGAGATGTCAAGATCTTTGTAGTCATCAAATCCCATTAGAGATGCAAAGTTATCAATATCAAGAATTCCGATATCAAACTCTGATCCAAATTTAGACCAATTGCTTGATCTAGGAACTGGTTGATTTCCATATTCATTAAGCGCAGGTTTATCTCCATAATTCTTAAATTCAGTTATAAGTGTTTTTAAGCTTGGTAATTTTTCCATTATACAATCCTCTCAATTAGACTAGCTAAAAATTCTCTAACTTCTTCTGGCTCAAAACCATCTTCTAATAAATCATCAGCCATATCAGTACCAAATTTTAAGTAGCTTTTGAATGACGCTGTTTTTACTAGACCATCCATACGTCTACGAGCTGCAGAACTCAGATTTCCAAAGTTCCGTTCGGTTAATAGAGGTTCACTTCCATAGTCATTAAATTCTGATATAAGCGTCTTTAAACTTGGTGTTTTTTCCATTATATTTTCCTTATTTTAAAAGACCTTCTAAATATTCTACAACATCTTCTCTTGCAGGTTTTATGTCACCCTTTTCTGTCATAGGTCCACTTACCCATTGTTTCCATCCCTTTACAACAAGCTTAATACCCTTGTCAAAATCGGGTCCCATTGATTCAACATATCCACCAGCTGCTTCAGCAAGAACGGCTTCGTTGATCATCTTTTGTAGTTCTGATTTCTTTAGTTTCATCATATTTTCCCTTTTATTGTTTAGCTAAAATCCATAGCTTCAAAATCAACTTCTGTCAATCCGTAATTTTTTGCTTTCCCAACATTAACTGGTTCCATGTCAAACTGTTCGGCTGCTTTACAATCGTCAAACTCGCCTGAACTTCCAACATCGTTAATTTGTGCATTATAAATAACCGTATAACCTTCTCGAGTCTTTTTCATTTCTAGTGCTTTATAGTCACTTGTATCAAAATCAGATAACTTTATTGAAGCCTCATTTAGAGAGGTTTTGCCACCGTAGTTAGTCCACTCGGTCATAAGTGTTCTCATGTCTGGTAATTTTTCCATTATTATTTCCTATATTTTTCTCTAAGAATTGCAAGGTGTCTTGCTTTGCGTTTCTTCTCAGAAGGTTTTTCATAATATGTGTTCTTATATAGAGTCAAGAAGATTTTAGCATCTTTCATTTTGAGCTTCAATTCTTTCAGTGCCTTCTCTATATTTCCATTTTCAACAACAGCCATAATTGGCTTGGCAATCATTGGGGTTAGTGGTAACTCTTTCTTATGTGTTCTATTTTTCATTTGTGCCTCTATTCTATTTAGTCTGTCCAAGTATCTGCTATGTAATCAACAGTGTCTTCACTGCTTTCAAAGTCAATTCCGTTTTCATATCCAAAGTCATATAATGCCATCTTAACATCTTGCTTTTGATACCCATTATTCTTGGTGAAATATTTCTTAAATGCTCTTTTCTTCTTGTAGAACCTATCAACTAGGTTATCATCAACATATTCGGCAAGGAGGCCTTCTTTAATGTGATGCTTAGTTCCAGATTTTACAATTATTTTATTGTCAACAACTCTAGTCTTGCCTTTAGACGATTTTGTCAGAGACACAGCTCTTGATTGAGTTTCGCCTGCCTTTTGGACTTTCCATGTTGTTCCTTCAAAATTAAAGACGTCACCCTTTTTAACAACAGCTTCTACTTCTCCAAGCTGCTTCTTTCCACTTGATTCCACCTTATAATATCTCTGAAGTCTCTGACCAATGTCTTCATATAATGCAGAAGCATCTTGCTTGATTGCATTATGTTGATCTGATAATTTTCTAAGATCTTCAGCCAATCTCTTAATCGACTTTGCATCACGCTTGATTGTAATCTTATTGAACCAATCATCTTCACGCTCAACAATGTGTCGCGATGCATTAGTGGCAACCTCAACAACATGTCTTATTGCATTTCCAAAGCTACTTCCTTTTTTGAAGAAGTGATCACTATGGGTAGAATATTCTGCAATATGACCTAATAGCTCTTCCTCGTTTATAGGATTTTCAATCTCTGATTCATATATTTTTGTAAGCTTCATATCACTCTCCATTATTAGATCTACATAGATCGACTTTGGATCTACAGAGGGCATTTTGGCCTTCTTAAGATCGGCGGCCAAAGCTTCGGCGTCTTTTTGATTCAATGGTTTTTTATTGAATACAGAATTTTTTCCATTTCGCTTTGCTATGACATTATATTTTTTCATGATTTAGAATCCTCGGTCTCGTTTAGCATATGAGCTAACTGTAATTGTTATAGGGTCTATGTGAGCATTTCGTTTATCTAACTCAACGCCTAATTCATTTTTAGCAAATTCAACATATCGTTTAACAGTGCCAAATGTATTATAGTCAAGCCTAACGGTTTTGTTTACTTTTGTAACCTTATCTTTTTTCATCTGAGGAGCTTTCTCATTCAAAGCTTCTCTAATCATTAATCGAATACCTTTGATCTGCTTCGATTCATTCTCAGCTTTTGTACCGGCATCAACAGCATCAAAGAATTCTTTCTTCTTTTCATCTGATAATTCCGCTGGAGATTTTACACCAAATTTCTTTAATTGTTCTCTAAATTTCTTCTGGTGTGCAGACTCTTCTTCGACTAGTCTACTAATAAGCTCTGATAATGGGTTCATAATTTCTTCCTCTGATTCGTTTCTTGCATTGCCAATAGAATCGCCATATGCTTTTGCTAACGGTAATAATTTTTTGATAGGTAGATCAATTGATAGAGCATTAACTTTCATCTTAGGATCCACTAGCATTGCTGATAGAAACCTGTGGTGACCATCAATGATGAAATTGTCAGCACTAGTAATAAAGAATGTCTTTCCAGTTAGAAATGCCGTAGTCCCTTTGACGCCAAATTTTGCCGTTGCTTCAATTGACTTATCAGCATAGATCTGTTTCTGAATAGGTTTAAGCTTATCTGCAGGAGTTGATGTAATTGAAATGCCAACTTTGTCATCTGATTTTGAACCATCATCAAGGCCTCGTTTAAGAAAGTCATCAGCATCCATCCCTCTTAATCCTTGTGGGAATGGATCCTTTTGATTTGTAGTTGGAGCAAATGGTTTTGTCACATCAATCTTACCATTTTTCAATCTATCTTGAAAGGCTCTAACATCTTTGTCTTCAATAACAGGCATTTCATTTCGCCTTGTCTTACCAATGGAAACAATCTTCTTTGCCTTATTATAATTCTTTTCAAAGTCTGGAAGCTCTTTTAATAGACCCACCTTATCTGCAAAGGCGGCTGCCTTTTTAACGTCAGTAGAATGGAGCTCTAAAGAACCAGCAGACTCTCCGCCCTCTGTAATCTGTAATGCTTCTTTTATTTCTGATTCATTTAGTTTAAACTGTTTACGTTCCATTCTAGTCTCCTTAGGTGCTATATGATGTTACGACTTTTTTATATCTTGGAACATCACTTGACTTGACAAGTTTCTTAAGCTTTCCATAATTTTTAATAATCGTAGAATAGGCTCTTGAATTGTTTGATGTAAAATTGACAAATTCATAATATTTATTCTCAAATGCCGCTCTTTGAACTGCAAAGAAATCAAGCATATTGTACTGGCCACCCTTTTGAATCGCCATATACTGACCCATGATTGCTCTTTGTTCTTCTTCATCGAGGCCCATTATATCTTTATCAATAGATTCTGTTGTAATAACTTTTGCTACATACTTATTAATTGCTTCTTGCAATTGTGGTTTTGTAATTTTCATTTTCTTTACTTCCTTAATATCGTTATATAGATCTGGGTCATCTGGCCATTGATCATCTATTACTTTCTTTAATGCGTCTGATGTTCCAGTTAATTTTACAATAGACATATCATTCATACCACCAGGTCCTTTTTCAGTACCAGTGACTTTCATTTTAACTTTGTGCTTTTTTAATGCTTTTGTCAAATACTTTGATTTTGGATCTGGTGAATACAGTTCCACAGTTGCTTCATTTATTTTCTTCATTTGTTTTCCCTCAGCTAATTTGATATCGCCATTATTGACAGTTGCTGTTTTATGTTTACCATTGATAACTATATCAAGATAATATGTTCCTATGTTCGGCATCCATCCTGAGACGATTGCCTTTTTACCTTTTAGTGATCCACGAGTAATTATTACTGTGTTTCCCATTTTAATACTGCTGATTGATTCTTTCATTAGTCGTACCAACTTCTGATTGATGGAGGTCGTTTAGGAAGTTTGCTTCTTTTAACTGCACCATTCTTTTTTAATCATTTGTCAAATTCTTCGACACTTGAACCAATTCGCTCACAATCTTTTTTACTAAACCACGCTTCCATATTAAAAGGCTTTTCTTGATGGTCAGTACTTTCATCATACATTAGAATACCTATTGGTTGTCCTTTTTTCACACGTACCAAATAAACAAGATTTGGTACGTCTTTCATATCAGCTCTATAAGTTATACCTCATGTCAAAAATTTGAGATAAGTACTATTGCTCTTTGCTTCATTTAGTACTTGTTCATTTAATAATTGTTTGAGTTTCACTGTTATTCTCCAAATGAAAGTATGTTGTTTACGATATCATTGATTGCAACATATTTCCGATCTGCTACACTCAAGCTAGGAATATATCCCTCTGTAATTGGGTGCATATATGCTTGGTGAGTAGAAGGCGTTGAAACTAAATCTCAAGTAACAAGATCAAAATCTTCATTTACCATCAAAGCTTCATCCTGTTTAGATACGGTTCCCATTCCTCTTGAGCTAATGCCCAATCTCATTCCAGCACTTACAATCTCTTTTGCAATCTGTCCGTGAGGAGTATTAAGTATCGTAACCTTCCCCATTAGATTGTCTCCGTCCCATCAAATCTTATCGATCTTATGCGACATTGTCTTAAATTCAACTATCGATGAATCCGGATGATCAAGCTCTCCGCCATTAATACCTTCATCAATTTTCGATTGAAATTTCTGACACTCTCTTTCAAGGATAGCCCTTGAATAAATTCTTTCATTTGCATTTTTCTTATCAGCAGTTTGCAGGATTCCTTGGACGACCAGCCGTTTCTCAGGATCCATTTGAGATTCTTTTAGCATTCCTGGAGTAATATCCAGTCAGCCTGCAAATGTATTTAAAATTGGTTGTTCCATATTAATTTCCCTTAATGCCTTGCTGATTTCATTGCTTTTTTAATGTAAGCAAGATCATTGTTTAAATCTGATTTGTCATATGATGTAGCATAGTATTTTTTCAAATCAGCACCATTAAATCCACTGATCTTTTTACCATCCCACTCTTCAGGAAGTCCTTCTACAGCCCATGTGTTATATTTTGGAATCTTTCCAAGAGCTTTTGCCATTCGACCCATGTTTATCATTCGCTGACCAAGTCCGTATGTTACCAATGTCTTTAGATTGTAGCCAACACGAGATGCCCAACCGCCACCTTTGACTTCTGGATTTCCTTTTTTCAAGCCAAGCTTGAACCAGAACTTATAGTGATCATAAGGTTTCGAATTTTCCCAAGCACCATCTGATAATTGTCCAAGAATCTCTTCTTGCCACAGTGCCATTGCTGAAACTGTTGGAAGGAAAATATATCCTTTTGAATATGATGCATCGTCAGCAACATTTTTTCCACCAAAGCTCATACCAAGCTCTTCAGCTCTTTTCTTAAATGTGTCAGTCACTGGATGTTTTTCACCAAGTATTTTAATAGCAGCTTCAGTTCTATCCGTTGCTTTTTGTCCACCTTTAATACTCTTGGCCATATTCTGAGCAAGCTTTAAAAGTTTAGCATCGTCTCCTTTAGATTTCGTAACCATATCATTGATACGTTTATCATCTTTTGCTGCTTCCATAAGTAGTGCATTAAGCTTCATTTTAACTCCCTTTATTTGCCTGCTTCTTTTCCAGTAGCTATGTGATACTGGAGTATCGCTTTTGTGTTAAATGCTGGCTTCGGCACAATTCCGCCATTAGATTTCTTATCAAAATCAGCTATCGATTTGCTGCTATTTGGATCTAGTTTCTTGGCTTTATAAGCTTTGATCACATTCGCTGCAAACATTGAATCCCATGCTTTAGGAGCCTTGGCCTCATTAAGAGCTTCATTAATCATTTCTTTTAAAATTGATTTCTTAATTTTCAGTTTCATTATTCTTCCCTTTTAGTATTATAATAGCTCAATTCAGTTATAGGGCAAGTTTGATTCACCTTTTTCAGTCTTAATAGTAACACTAAGATCAAGCTTTTTCCAATTGATTCGAATATTTGTTATCTTACCATCTTCATCATCTCTATCGTCGAGACGGATTGTTGCGGCTTTTCCAATAAGCATCTTTTTAAGCTTAGTTTCAAATTTCTTGTGAATCTGATCGATATTTTTTAACGAATCTATTCATACTTTATCCATATTTGGATTTGATATTTTCTTCTCATTAAGAATAGATTCATTGATCATCTTTTGAATGACTGATTTTTTAACTTTTAATTTCATTATTCTTCCCTTTTATAGTCTTGAAGAAACATAGTCAATTGGATCAACACCAAGCTTTTCTAAGAATTTCTTTATTTTTGGATTGTCATCAACAAAAAACTCTGCTACGGCATATCCATGAATGTTCATATCAAGAGCTTCTGATCCATTCTTTGCATTATCTCTGCTGAGCTTTTTAATTTCTTTATCAATAGACTGTTTTGTAACAGCTTCGCTGATCATCTCTTGTAATACTGATTTTTTAATTTTTAATTTCATCATATTTTCCTATGATTGTAATCGTTTAATTGTATGGCCAATTTTTGCCATGCGTTCTGAAATCTGACTTAGACCTTTTTTAGTTCTTACCCAGTATGAGCCACTCTTTAATCCGCCTTCTTGCTTGATTTTCTCAGCTTCTTTTAAGATTTTCTCAATTCTTTTAAGCTCAGTCACTACCGACTTAATATGAGATCCAACTTTTTGCTTTGGATTCTTATCGTTCCATTCACGGTCTGCTCTTGTCATTTCGTTGATTCCTTCACCTTCTAATTTAACATTCCCCTCATGAATTGAAACACCTTTGTCGTCGGCAAGTTCAATATCTATAATAGGTGGCTGTTCTTTTCTCTTCTTAAATGCATTCTTAGAATCATACCCTGGAGTTGCTGCTGTTGTAGTGGTTTCCTCAATCTCTTCCTCAATTTCAAGAAATGTTGCATTAGAAATCGTTTTAAGTTTCATTGGTATTGTCTTCATAGTCTATTCCGATATTTCGTTTAGGAGTTCAGAATATAGCATGACCTGTGTAATGATATTTTCGTTGATAATATTGTTATTGATCTTATTGATAAGCTTTGGAACCATATTTGCAACGTGTTTCACTTTAACCTGCAATGCTTTATCAGAAACATTGGTCGAAGCTATGTGAATAATCTTTTCTAGATTTTCCATCTCACTGATCAGTGCACCCTTAAATTCTGTATTCGTTGTATTGCTATTGACATATAGCGATAAAATATTACGCTGGCTGTCAGATAGTGATGAGTATTTCTTATTAAACTTCTCAACAAGAACTTTGAATACCAGTGCATCGTCAATCTTCTTATCAACATCTCTAGCCTTGATAACAACATCAACAGGCTTCTCATCCTTCTCTAGGGACTCAATAAGAACTTCTTTAATACTAGCCTCTTGACCGATTTTTAAATGAAGGCTCTTGTCTTCTGTGATAGTAAATAATTTATAGATTGATGCAAAGATTTTATAGTCTGGTATGCTGGATTTGAAAAATTCAGATCCAAATGCTTCATTTACTTCTTTGACTAGATTATATTTTTCATGATTTAGTTGATTTCTGTTTATTGAGGAAAGCTTCAGCCGACATTCTGAAATTACTGAATTTATATAAGGCTTGCTTCTATTACGAGAGCCGAGTATTGCCGAGTACAACGAATACTCATTATGTAATCGCGTACCTTTAGAAAAATATTTTTCAAGAATTACCCTTGCTTTGCTATTTTTCTTATTGTTAAAAACATCAAAAGATATCTGGCGAATTAACATCTCAAATATCAATCCAGTATTCTTTAGCTTTGTATGTTTTAACTTCTTATTTGCATTATGCATTTATTGTCTCCTGTATTTATTCCGTAAAACACAATATATTAATAAATATAAGTCTACTATTTTTTATTCTCTTTATCGGCCGTAAAACGTGCTTTTAGTCCTGAAACAACCGTATCTATCGAACTAATATATCGATCTATACCATCATCACCTTCAGAGAGTATTTTTGCATGTCGTTTTATTTTTGGTCGCTTACCGGCTGCTTGAAGCGTTGGTTTATATCCGGTCACTCTTTTATTTAATTTAGTTGGTTTGACATCTTTAGATAATTGCTCTAATGAATTTTCATCATCTTCATCTTCTTCCGATTCTTCTGGCTCTTCTAGCTCTTCATCGTCTTCATCAAATTTAAAGCCAAGCTTTCTTTCATCATCATCGCTACCATCATCATCACCAGAACCACCATCGTCTCCATATGTACGCTTGGTTTTTGCTGGATCATTTCCTTCTTCTTCAATCTGTGCAAGACGGTGTTTCAGTTTTGCATCATCAATCTGACCATCTCTTATCATTTCAATATCTTCTTCAGAAAGATGTAGAATCTCTTCCCATACATACTGAATAGAATATAGTCCCGACTGTAGTGCAGATTCAGCAACGCCAATTTTCTTTTCAAGTAATTCAAGCTTTTGCTGTTCTGATATTGTTGATGGGTTGGTTAGTGTTAATTCAAAGTCTACAAGATCTTCATCTTCATATCCATTTGCATATAAGTGAGCAATGGCAATCTTTGTTAATTCTGTAACAACGATTCTCTGAATCTTAGAAATTGTTCTGGCAAATCTAATATCTTCTTGAGCCAGTGTGGATTTTTCACCAAGTTCTTCTTCATATCCTAAGAATGATTTTGGAACCTTCCAAGCTGCAAACAACTTGTTCTGTAGGTATTCAATATCTTCGATAGCATCTGTATTGGCACCACCTGGGAGCGTTTCAACTCTTGTGCTCTCGTTAGCTCCTCTAGTTGGGAAGAAGTAATCTTCACTGATATTATCAACATTGTAATGGAAGTCAATCTCACCTGTGGTTGAGTTAACCATGGGAGCCTTCTTCATTTTGTTGATAACCTTCTCCATGTATTGATCAACATCATTTGGATTCAAGTTTCCAATATCAATATAGAACATTCGGCGTTCTGGAGCTCTTGTAATTCTATAGATCAACATAGCATCTTCCATCATCTTAAGATTTTTCCAGATCTTTCTTGATTGTTCCAGAATAGATCTTCCATAAGGTAGAAATGCAATGTCAGTTAGTAGTCTAAAGTGTGATATTTCAAATAGCTCAAACTTCTCTTGTTGAGATCCGTTGAGTGTGAAATATGTCATCGTTTGACCTTCTTGAGTCTGTTCTTCAAGTCGTTCCATTTCATATATTGTAAATGGGATGACATTGACAACACCATAATCAGGAGAAACTTCTAGCATTAAGAAGAAATCGCCATATTTGACCATGTTTCTAACCCACGTATGAAGTGAGAAGTCAATGTTCAATACATCATAGAATAGATTATGTAATAGTTCTACTTTGTCTTCATCATCTGATACGATCTTTAAAATATCTCCGTCTTCATTATCGGTCAGAGATTCTTCTGAATAAATGTCCAATACTGAAGAAGCAAGGCCGTCAAGATCCATAAGCTCATAATCAGTATAGCGAGCCATACGATCCATCATTGATGAAGGACGAAAAACATTCAATGCAGAATTAGTAGATTGGTTCACATACATTCCTGAGTGAACCGTATTTTGTCTAATATTTGTTTTAAACGACTGTTTTAGATCTAGATCCTTAACAATGATCTGTTTCTTACCTTTTTTCTTAATAATTGCAGACGATTGAAATAGTCTATTTAATTTTTGAAAAAATTGTTGTTCTTTTGTTAATTCTGACATTTTATGTATTCCTTATTTTCTAAATAAATCTTGTGCATAATTCCACTGTTCACCATCGGGTGTGACTGGCATGCTATATGGGTTTTCAATAAGTTTTTCACGGGTATACAGCCCGGCATGTTTTTGCTCTTTTTTAAATAGCCATTCCAGCTTTTTCTTACTCTGCTCAGTGGATAATGAGATTAATTTAAGTGCATGATCTCTAACCCATAGAGCTATAGACATTGAGATGATTAAATCATCATGATTGCCTTTGCTTGCTTGTGCTTTTCCACGTTCCCAAATGAAAGTTCACATTTCGTTAATTGTGCGAAGCGAATTAATTGTACATGCTTCGCTATTTACATAGTCTTGAAATTTTTGTATGATTAGGGGTCTGGTCTTTGTGTTTGTTGAAAAACCAGGGATGACATCTTTATCATTATCGATAAGATGAAAATTCTTTGGATCGATAAAATCATCTGATCCTCGTTTGGTCCAATATAGATTTTCATATTCATCATCAAGTACGGCTTGAACCGCTGCAAGACCAATTGAGTTATTTTCTATAACTAGGAATGCCTCATTATACATGAGTCCTAGTTTGGATAAGAAGTGTCCAAAGTCTGCTGGATTGATGTGATCTTTAAATTCTGCAACTTGGTTCATTGTATCTAAATCTCAAACGTGAGCAGCGCAATAATCAGAACCACCAGCTGTAGCATTATCGGCCGATATAATATATTGTCCGTTTGGTGAAGGAAATTCTCATACCCAAAGCTTGTTGTTTGGACCTGATTCTTCTAGAGGAACTACTCTTTCGAACTCTTCAAATTCTCCGACTCCCTTGATTCGATCTTCATATTTCTTTATTAGCTCACCATCAATTACAGATTCACCAGATGTGATAAACGAGCAATCATTTTCTTGAGCAGCCGTCTTTTTATCTCCGGCTTCAATATTCTCATTGTCTCTCCAAGCCTGATCTCTATTTGGATGAACATACCAAGGAAGTGTGATTGCTTTAAAATTATTTTCTCCTGTTTCGGCCATTGTAAATGTAGTATGAAACCAATTTCCAACACCATTGGGAGTAGATAGTGCAATACATTTTCCACCTTCAGCTAATGTCATGTGAGCAGCTGTCCAGATAGAATCCATGTTCTTAATGAAAGCAGCTTCATCCAATAGAAGTAATGATAAACCTTCAGAACGTCCAGCTTCATCAGAAGTGGCTGTAGCTTTAGCGAATGATCCATTATCGAGCTCTATTGAATAGTCATTATCTTTGATCAGCTTCCCTCTCATTCATTCAGGGAATTCTTTGATCATAACTTTTACTTTTTTAATTAAGTTGACAGCATTCTCACCCTTATTAGCAATAGCTAAACACTGATAGTCCTGATTAAAAATCATTTCGCAGGCAATATATCCAGCAAGCAATGTAGACAAACCTAGCTGGCGTCCTTTGTTAACAATCAATCTATTTTCATTGATGACATGTACTAGAGTTTCTGTCTGAAAATCATACATTTTAAATGGAATTCTACCTCGCTGAGGATGTCTAATCACACCATAATTTAGAAGACAATACGTGTAATCAACAGCGCACTTGGCTATTTCGTTTTCATAATCAGCTTGTGTTTCTAATTGTGACATTTATTTTTTCCAATTGATCTTAAACTTAAGTGTTGTTAAATCTCTTGATGCATGATCTTTTTCGTCTTTGTATGTAACACTATCAATGTGCTCATTACCATGTAAGTACTTATTAATTGCTTTTTCCATTAGAGGGTATATTTGGTTTGAGTGCTTAAGCTTAAACTTTGATCTAAATTGTTTATCTTTATATATATAGAACTGAATACCATCACGCCCTGACCCTGTTTGCAAGTCTATTTGTAACACATTTGGACCAATGGATCTACCTGAATAAGGTGTCATAGTTCTTTGACCTGCATCACCGAATGCTTTGATCAGAACACTTTTTAAATCTGTGTTAATCTTATATATAATATCTACTTTCTGTTCATTTGATAGCTTTGCTTCGTTTAAAGCAGCATCTATCATTTCTTTCAGCATTGATTTCTTAATTTTTAATTTCATGGCTTTTCCTTAGCTTTTTGCATTCCTTTCGGTGTTATCATGAATATGACATAGGAAACAATGTCCCTCTCTCATATATGCTTTCTTATCATCTCCAGATTTGATTGGTAACTTGCACTTAGGACAAAACATTGGAATGACATATGTTGTAGTAGGCTTTCCAATTTCTTCTATACCTTTTTCAGTTCTTCGATACCAGGAGTCACCTGCGATATAAAATTCTTTTCCTACTGGGTAGCTTCCCCAGAATTTGTTTTTATAGCTGGTTTGATATACTTTTACTCGATCATTGTCAGCGTTCAGCTTCTTGATGATCTTCATGCTGGTTGAATCTTGTTTTTTAGCCATAGCTGCCTCTTATTTTATAGGATAGTGCATGTATTGCATGCCTTTAGTATATTTGTCAAATAGTTTTCTAGCTTCTTTTGCTCCACCAGCATCATGAATCTTTTGCAATGTCTTTTTGATCTCTTCCCACTCCTGTTTTCCAGAATCATAATATCTTTTGTCATCTGAAAAACCATAGAACCAGTCATGCTTCTTGAATTGCTTCTCTAATTCTTTCATTAGTGAATCACTATCAGATTCGATTATTAATTGCTTTAATTTCATCATGTTTTCCCTATTTTATGTACTTTTTTAGCACATCTCTTACTGAAAAAGGCCCTATTACCGAGGTGCCGTCGTTTATAAATATAATGTCACTACGAAATTTACCCATATCAATT